AAAGTATAATAGTTCAGTTATTAGATTTGGAAAAGGACAATTAAATCACGTATGGACAGGGTTTAATAAAGATCCTAAAAAAGTAATAGGAAGTCACTTCGGAGATCAAGATTGGTTATGGACAGCGGCAAAAGGAACCGCGGCACTATGGCCGGATAGTTGGATACAAAGTTACAAATGGGAAATTAGAAAAGATAGACAACTAACAGCAGGAATCAAGGGACAAAGAAAATTTGTAAATCGAGAAAATGCTGTTCCAGGTCCGGATTGTTGTATTGCAGTTTTTCATGGAGATCCTAATCCTCATAATTGTGACGATTCATGGGTCAAACAGAACTGGAAATAAAATGCATTTTGTATTTGACGTTGACGGAACTCTAACACCAAGTAGACAATCAATAGTACCAACATTTCAAAATTATTTTTGTAATTTTGTAAAAGATCACAATGTATCATTAGTTACAGGTAGTGACATATCTAAAACTAAAGATCAATTAGGAACCATGATAGTTAATATGGTTGACTTTTGTTTTAATTGTTCAGGCAGTGATATATGGTGTGGAGTTAAAAACATACATACAAGTAATTGGCAACTTCCTGAAGATGCACACGAATGGTTAAGTAAAAAACTAACGGAAAGCAGATTTGTTTTGCGTACTGGTTTACATTTTGAACATCGACCCGGTATGTGTAATTTTAGCGTTGTTGGGCGAAATGCTACATTAGGGGAAAGAAAACTATATGTGGATTGGGATCAAAAAGTAAACGAGCGAGAGAAAATTGCATCATCATTCAAAAAGATTTTTCCAGATATCGAAGCAAAGATAGGCGGAGAAACAGGAATAGATATTTTTCCCGTAGGAAATGATAAATCACAAATATTAAATTGGATTAAAGATGACGAGATCTACTTCTTTGGAGATGCTATGGGTAAAAATGGTAATGATTATCCTTTAGCAAAAGCATTAAAAAAATATCCAAAATCCAAATCATTTAATGTAGATAATTGGCAAGAAACATATCGATTGCTAGAAAAGATTGACAAAAGCAATTAATTGCTATATAATTTAACTATGATTGTACATAATATATTTCCAACCTGTGTTGCAGAATTTGATTTACAAAACAAAATCAACACAAAGTTATTATGGAATGAAATCAAGTCCTTAGAAAAACAAGATCATTCCTTGCTAACAGATGGTGGACAAAGCACTTACTTTCATGGTAACATGAGTTTGCTTGATCTTGATACTCCTTTAATTGTTAAATTAAAAGAAGAAATACAATCAGCAATAAATGAATATACAGCACAAATAGGACTTATTCCTGTTTTGCTTTCAAATAGTTGGTTAAGCACAATGGATCAAGGAACTGCCTTGCTACCACACAGGCATGAAGCAAGTGTATTAAGTGGAGCATACTATCCAAATGTTCCTGAAGGTTCTGTAGGACTTACTTTTATGAATCCACTAAAACCTTATAGAATGTGTGAAGTGTACGAACGTTCAACTGAATATAGTGCCGATGAAGGTACAATGCCAGTAAGGGAAGGCTGTCTGTATCTTTTTCCTAGTTGGTTAGAACACAAAGCGTCTGCTAACCAAACCAAAGATCGTGCGGTGATCAGTTTCAATACCGTAAATAACGCTCTAAAAGAAAAACCAGAAAAAGCAAGGATAATATGATTGGTTTGTTTTTTATAGGAATACCATTTACAATAGGTGTAATGTATATTCTAATTCGAGCCAGGAAGGGAGAATAATCCGATGAAACAAGATACATTTATTAGAGAATACCCAAACGCTTTTAGCAAAGACTATTGTGATAAGGTAATACAAAGATTTGAGTTAATGGCACAACAAAATCAAGTAGGTGTTGGTAAAAGCATTAGACACAACTCAGATACTAGGGTGGTGTTTGATTGGGCACCCCATTATAATATGTTTTATCATGATCCTGATCTAGTTACGGAATTTTATAACACCGTAGGAAAATATTATCAAGAACATTATGTCAAAGAATATGATATTCTTAAAGAAGGAATGGTGAAACACACTCCAAAAGGAATGAGTGTTCAACGAACAGGACCAAAGGAAGGTTATCATATCTGGCATACCGAAGTAAATGACAATCAAAGTGGTAGCAGAGTTGTTGTTTATATGTTATACTTAAACACGGTAAAAGAAGGCGGAGAAACAGAATTTTTATATCAAGGTGTAAAAACAAATCCAGTAGCAGGGAAGTTAGTTTTTTTCCCGGCAACATGGCAACACCCACACAGAGGCAATCCAATTTATGAAGGCTACAAATACATTATCACAGGCTGGTTCACCTACGACGAATAAGCGTATAGGTTTTGCATGTAAGTACATGCATCCTGATCAGAATCAGAAAAAGAAACTACTAGAAGAAATTCAACGTCCGTTGAATACTCGAAGCACTACCGTTGCTTGGCTTAACAGGCAAACCAAAGAAGTTGCTGAAGAACGATTGTGGGACATTATGGTTCACAATATACAATCGTATTTTAATCTTATCAATTATGTAGGAGGATTACCGAATGAACTTAGAATGGTTAGGTTGGGAAGTGACGTCCTACCTGTTTATACTGAGCCTACTTGGTCTTACTTCTGGCGCAAGCCTGATGTACGAAAATATTGCGAGACCAACTTCGCTCACGTCGGCGCAAAGGCTCGTGAACTTGATGTTAGGGTGTCTATGCATCCTGGTCAGTTTTGTGTACTTGCATCAGATAATCCTAATATTGTAAATAGAAGTATAGAGGAGTTTGAATATCATGTGGATGTCATTCGCTGGATGGGATACGGACAGACATTTCAAGATTTTAAATGCAATGTCCACATATCGGGCAGACAAGGTCCAGCCGGTATCATCAGTGTACTGCCAAAACTATCGCCAGAAGCGAGAAACACAATCACAATCGAGAATGACGAAATGTCGTGGGGACTTGACGCAAGTCTCGAACTTGAAAAACACGTCGCACTCGTTCTTGACATACACCATCACTGGGTGCGTACAGGAGAATACATTTTACCAACCGACCGTAGATTTGACCGCGTAGTTGAATCATGGCGTGGTGTACGTCCTACAATACACTATTCAGTTAGCAAAGAAGATTTACTTACAGAATGGCCTAGTAATGAACGTCCAGATATGGAGTATTTGCTAATGGATGGTTACAAAAAACAGAAATTACGTGCTCACAGCGATTTTATGTGGAATAATGCTGTAAATGACTGGGCATTAAGTTTTTGGGATCGTGCAGATATCATGGTAGAAAGCAAAGCAAAAAATTTGGCTAGTGCTAAACTGCATAAATATTATCATGAGAATAAGCGAAATAAAGACTTTATCTTGTCCCCGTACAAAGGCATCCCGGTGCCATTGTGAAAGCATTAAACAATTATCAGAATCACAAAATACCGTTTACGCAGTATCTCAATTAGAACATTCCGAGGAAGTAAAAGGTACAATAATGTTTATGCAAAGACCAGGGGAACCTACTCTTATTAAAGGTAAAATTAGTGGACTAAAACCAGGTAAACACGGTTTTCATGTTCATGAATTTGGTGATCTATCAGATGGTTGCGACTCAGCAGGCGCCCATTATAATCCGGATGGTGTGGACCATGGCGATTTAGATAATGGACATGTTGGAGATTTAGGAAATGTCGTAGCGGGAACAAACGGCGTAGCCGATTTCACACTTGTTGCTAAAAGAGTAGATTTAACAGGCGATCGTAGTATAGTTGGTCGTGCTATTGTTATCCATTCAGATGAAGACGATTTGGGTAAAGGTGGAGACGAAGAATCACTCAAAACCGGAAACGCAGGCGACAGACTAGCCTGTGGGGTAATTACACTTAAAGACACATCAGGAGAATAATATGTTAAAGTGGCTTAAAGCAGTTTTCATGCCGGCAGATTTAGAGAAAGAAGCACCATTGGTTCTTGACAAACCTGTTGTAATGAAAAAAACAGAACTAACAAAAATGACAAAAAACGATCTAGAACAACTAGGCCGTGCTCATGGCATTGAGTTAGACAAAAGATTAGCCAAAGCGAAACTGGTTGATCAATTATGGAAAGAAGTAAAACCTAAAAAATAAGGAGATTACTATGTTAGATAAATTTAAAGGTTGGGTAGCAAAACGTTTCACAGAAAGAACTTCTTGGGACGGTGCGGCACTTATTG